CCCACGTTTACCTTTAGCGACGACACTCTTCAAGATCTCTGTTGACACCTTCGTCTTTCCAAATGAACAAGGCGCAGCAAGTATCATCTTCCTGTTACCCTTTTTGATAGAGTGCCGTAGCATTTCTATCGCTTTGGTTTGATGAGGTCTTAGCATGTTAGTCTTCGTCCTCCGGCATGAAGGTCTGAAACACTCGCTCAACGAAATCGTGCAGACCGTTATGGACTAACTCGTAATCGTCATCAGATATCCGCAAAGTCTCTTGCACCATCATCTCAGCGTAGAACGACAGGAAGTAAGTGGTAAGCATTACCGGATCGTACTTCTTGCTATTCATAAGACCATAGAAATCTTCTATGTGCGTATCTAAAAGATCATTGATCTCAGGGGTTGGAAAATCAATCAGCTTCTTTTTGAGGTGTACTACATTTCCCATGTTTTTCTCCTTGAATGAAACCTGAATATAACCGATGACAATCTACTGGTCAACTGATTTGTTTACCAGTTCAAAGGGTACGATAGGAGAACAGATCAGAGTCCACAGAGTAGGCTGAGTAGGTTTCGTGCTTAGGTCTTTTTTTGTCGGTCACCGTGACCAACTTCATCTTAGAGGCATGCTTGCGTACATTAAAAATAGCTACGTTTTCTTTAGATTTGTCTACTATGAAATAGTAACTAGGCTTAGGGTCAGCCTTGTCAAAGCTCCACTGATTGCACAAGAAAGCAGACTTGAACGGATGCTTGCCGTCCTTAAATTCAAGACTTGACCCCTTCACTTCGCAGACCAACTCTTCGTCTAATGCGAAAATCTTCAAGTCACCACTGTCCGAGTAATTGTGTCTAGCCTCAAAGCTAGGGGTCATTTCTTGCGGTAGTATCTGCACCCAGAAACCGCTTCGCAAAAGCATCATTGCAACCATCTCAACTGCTTCGTGACTGCCATTCCACCGTTTACGGAAATCTTCATGGTTTTCTTTGTGCATTAAAGCCCTTTCCGGTACAGCTCATCACCTTGCATGGTATGAACTATCCGTCCCTCTCTGCCGCAAGCGTCACACCTAGAATGATGCAGTATCACTGGCGCAACTACGTCCGCACCATCCATCCATTCCTTAGCTTTGGCATTTGTTTTTATTTCTCTAATCTCTCGCGTAACTTCTCCTCCGCAATTGCACTGCATTCTCTTCTCCTTTATTTTAGGCACAGCTCCACTTTTTCCCTGTTGCAACACATAACCATGGCTAGCGCTAATAGCTGTAGGTCTTACATGTGTACATCTTACGATGTGGTACTCATAGCTTTCGCTTTCTTGTAGGACGCAACTCCTACAACCCCCGCTTGGGGTCTGCTGCATTTCAAGGACGTGAATCGGGTCAAGTGGTCAGACCTACAACGTGCTCACGGATTACCGCTATTTGGATTGGACGCACGGTTTAGCGCCACTGTCCGTTAGCGGGGTATTCAATGAGGATTGCTAGTATGGTAGGATATAACCCGTGTCGGTTGTGACAACGGTTCTTCCTAACTTGCAATCGGACATTAAAGGGACTCGCAATCCCGCCGACACACTTACTATATTCTAGTTCGTAACCTCAAGCAACTTATTTAGATACCACTGAGCTTTCAGCAGGTCCTCTCTGGCGTTGTTCTTGTACTGATGCCTGTGTAGGTACTTAATTGTATTACCCAGACAGTACGCCCCGAATTGATCGCCTAGCTGCTGCTGGATGTAGTCTATGCACTCAACGCCGTTGGTGTTGTAATGCAAAGGCTTGTTAACGGCATCCCATTGTTCAGGGGTCGGATCTTTTCGCATTCTCGTACTCCATAATTCGTCTTATTTGATGCCGAGATATAGGCTTCCCTGCTCGGTTCAAAACACCTTTATCAGCGTAATAATCAGCAATCTTGTACATACTGATACCCGATGATCGCATCTTTAAAACGCCCCTAATGACCTTTTGTTCGTACTTGTTCTTGTGAACTTTCCCATCCTCAGCATACCAGTATCCGAACCTAGCCTTACCGCCGATGCATAACCCTTTAGCCCTGCGTTTCCTAAGACCTTCCTTGACTAAGGCCGAAGTCGTTAAATTGGCGCTATGGACCTTAGAATGGCATGGAGCGCATAGATTGACTGTCTTTGTGCCTCCTAGAACTCTAGGAACGACATGGTGCGCGTGATCTGCGGTGACGCCACATTCAAAGCAATCGTGATCTTTGGTCTTTAATTTGGGCATTAAACTCAGCAAGCATTTCGCGATAATCTCTCGCATAGAGTTTAATAGGTTTCCCTGAGTCTGCAAGCATTTGATCTACCTGAGATTTTCCGTATTTTGCAATCATAAACATCGTATAGTTCTGAGCTGCGACCCCGTGTTTCATTCCGAATAAATTACACCCCGGGCATTGCGGCCATACATTTCTCTTATCTAGTGAGAAATAACTAGACTTACCTTTCGGCAACCAGTGACCACCGTGAACCTCGGTGTAGTGCTTAACGACTCCGCACGTCACACACTCGCAATAGCCTTCGTCGTCTGCTTCCTCCAGGCGCCGGAGTAACTGAAAAGCCTTTAGTGTCTTAGCCCTGAGCGTCTCTGGCACGTCTAAACTCGCTGTCTTCTGGATTGGCTAATTGTACGCCTTTATCAAGTCCCCAATGGAAAACCTTCTCCATAAAGTCATGCATCTCACCTTTCGTTAGAGTAGACGTTGATCTGAGCTGGTTCTCAATAACCGTACTGCCAACATGGATATTCTCAGTGCCAAGAAACTCATTCTTCATCAGCTTCTTGACCATCTCAGGAGTCACGCTGATCTTTGAGCTAAAATACTCTGACATCTGCCCACACCACATGTGGAATAGAGCATTCTGGCTAAGACTTCTAACCGTGGAATACGTTTCAAACTTCCACGCTATAGGCCGGCTGAAGTCCATCTCATTCAACCTGTCATGAAAGTTCTTGATAACGTCAGGGATGTCCCGACGATGATTTATTAACCAGAATTCACCTCTCATTGAACTTATCTTTGAACATTTGCCAAAGATCCTCAATGATTAGCCTGATTTCAAACCAAAACCTCTCAAATAAATTAGTCATTGGCGAGCCTTAAAAAGTCAAATACGTCCATCTTCAAGTAAGCGCAAACTTTAACTACTAACGACAGCTTTGCGTCTTCTCTATATCGCCACTGAGAGACCTGCTGTTTAGTAATCCCCATCTGGGTAGCCAGTTCAATTGAACTGACCCCCAGTTTCACCTGTGCTAGTCTCAGGCTTTTGCCGAAGTTAAAACGGTAAGTCGTCATCTTCAATCCCACTTGCTGCCGGAGCACTTGAATTAAAGACATCCTTCATCTCGCCTCTCATGATCGGCTGGTTGCCAGAGTTCTCGTTCTTCCACAAAGAAAGATCCAAGGTCTCACCTTCTTTAATGTCTCGGTGAGCAACGACTTTCCCGCTTAATACAGGTGCCTTTGGGTGCTGACTATCAGTCTTCCACAGGCTTACTTTTCCACGATTATCATATTCCATACATAGTTCCTATTTTCTCAAAGTTTAAGTTTAAATCCTCCAGTAGTTTTTCAACTGCCGCTGAAAGTCCGGCAATGAACTCATCGTCTCGTTTTACCTCCATAATGAGATTTGAGTGATCAGGGTGATAAGACATAAAGAAATACCTGTCAAAGTCCATTAACCACATAGTCCCTTGAACCTGAGCGTAATACTCCGAAGGCATTTTTCCATTACTTGCACTCTCTGCAAGATACTTGACATGGACCGCGGGTGATGGGCATTTGATCTCAAGGCCTACACCGTCTACCAGCCGGTCGGGGCTGCAACCAACAGTCTGATCATCGTTGGTTACAAAGCCCACTTCTCGGCAAGGTAAGTCGGTCTGAAACTCAAACACATTGGCTGCTTGTGGCTCTAAGTCATTGCCACGCTGCATCCAGAATGATTTGAATCCTTCTTCTCTTTTACCACTCAGTCTTTCGGCAAGAAGCTCATACATATACTTCTCACCAGATGCTGACGGCTTCCCTTTAGGCGTTACAAGGTCCTTGAATTTAGACGCTGACGGCATACCTAGTCGTAGCCTAAACCACGCCTCAGTGCCTTGCTCTACGTTGTGAATGATCATGCACTAGCCTTTTGATCGTATTTCAAATGATCGTTAACACACCACTTTTCAACTAAAGGACTGCCGCGTCTGCAAGCTCCTGAATTTTCGTGCGAAGAGATGTGAAAATCTTTGCAAAGCTTTTTGCTTATCTGATAATAACAATCATCATAATTAGGCTTTTTCTTGTTTTGCTTTAATTTTTTCTGATAAAGGTCGTCAACCTGAGATTTCATTTCATAAGAACAAATAGCCATTTCAAGCCTGTCAATCAAATTCCTTATATCAGATATAGCATCTTTTTGAAGGATGTCGTAAGCAGTTACAAAGCCGTGATGTAAATCTATTACAGCTTCTCCTGCGTTGTCAGACCAGTAGACAGTAAACAAGCTGCTCAAATCGTCGTCTTCATATTTTGTTGTAAATGCGCTTCCAGTTGATACATAGTCAAATTCAGATAATCTATCTGTAGCGAATCCTCCAAAATCTTCAACTTCGTCCCAATCTTTAAAATCACCCCATTTAAATTCTTTCATTACTTAGCCTCCTTAGCTTGCTTCTGCTTCTTAGCTTGGAGTTGATTCTTAGCCTGAGTGAACTGAGACTCGGTTAATTGTTTCAGATCCTTTACACCGTAAATTTCCAGAAACTTATTGCGATCAGACTTTGTTGAATCTAGCAAAGCGTCCAGCCATGC